CATACTTGAAGGCTGATGACCTTCACCGCCAGCGGCTTTGGTTTGACTTGCAAAAGGATTGGCACCAGATTGAGGAGCAGAAGTGACTGGTTTATAAGTATCAACAACCTGTCCAGCAAATGTTTCAGACCATTTATCAATAAACTTGGCTTCAGTATTAGCTTTAATTTCAGTACTAGTTTTACCAGTTTCACTATCAAAGTACTTGTCAACTTCATTAACGAGCTGCTCTTCATTACTAGGTTGGTAATTGTTACCAACTTTAACTTGTTTATTTTGACGAATCTGTTTAATACCAATTTTAGAAGTTAAACCACGTAATTCAGGATAAGTAGTGACCAGTGTTGGTACTTCTTTACTTTGTGCTCCGTCATACAGTTTGATAGTAGCTTCTTGTTCTTCCAAATCAAGCAAACCCTTACCTAGTAAGAGATTACACATGAAATCTACGTGCGAAAAGCCAGGTAATGGCAGTTTTTTACCTTCTTTCTCGTAGTAAGGTTTATTACCTTTTGCGTTACCAGAAGTAATGTACTGACGGTCAGTAATTTTACGACCTTTACTATTGGCCCATACTGTAAAGAAGCCAAGTGCACCACTGCCAGATTTTTGACTGTAAGCTACTTCAAGACGCATATCATAGATACCACCATCAAGTACTGAACCACCTACAGAATCTCTTTCTTCAACTGACTCAGTTTGAGCCATATCACTTTTTAAATTTGCTAAGGACATTTTATGTCTCCGTTGTTTTACTCAGAAAAGCCCTACGAAGTAGGGCATTAAGGGTTATTTTTCTTCTTCTGCGTAATAAGTTTCAAGTTTATTAAAGACTGACTGAAGGTCATTATCAATAAATGTCTCGCTACGTTTCCACATACCTAATGGTGCTCGCATACGTTCATTTACTGTGTCTTTAGTTAGGCGAGTCTGGAAGCAGTGTTTAAATCCTACCTCTTCTTCGTCCTCAGTAATCTTTAATAAATCACTGGCTTGGTTTTGAGCTTCTAACTTTTTAATTGGTACTTTTTTAGTACTAATTACATTAGAGAAGTAAGACTCGATGCCTTGAGCCATTAAGGAACCTTTAACTTTTACTAAGGTTTCAGTGACTAATTCACCTTCATTAAAGATGTCAGCAGTATGAGCCAAAATAGCTATTTTCTTGTCAGTTTTAGCAACATACATTTGCATTAAACGTTTCCAGAACTGAGCGTAGTCACCCCAAGCAGACCGACCATCAGCAGCCGTAGCGACATATACTGATTCGTACATATCCATTAGGAATGTAGCGGTATCAATAATCACACCTTCATAATCATCTGGCTTACTGAGCATGTGGTCAAAACCAGCGAATACATCCATTGGGTCTGTAAGGTTATAAGACTCAAATTTGTTTTTGAATGGTAAAGCCTTATTGTTTTCGCAATTAAGATACATCCACTTGGATTGGTTCTCTAAATTACGAAGACTAAGACTCTTACCAGTGCCAGTTTTACCTGACACTAGGATAAGATTGTTGTTCATTATTTACCTCGTTTGACTATTGCTTTAGCAGCAGTAGATAGGATTGTAGAAGCAAGTTCAGACTCACTGAGACCGTTAGGTAGTTTTTCATTAAGTTGCTTAAGAGCACGTTCTACCTCGTCATAAGACTTATTAGCATCTACTAACATCAGTGCATACTTAATAAGTTGATTACTTCGATTACCTTCACCAGTATTATTCACAAACCATCGTTCAATATTAGTAAGATTCTCAAGATTAGCCATTTGGCTTTTAAGTTGCTCACTTTTACTGGTTTTAGGTATAAACAGAAGTGCATTTAATAAATCACCATCAAGGTTTTTATGGATTTCTCCATTATGGGTAAGCCATTTACGAGCACGTTGAAAGGTTTTGTCATCTACATTAATAGGAAGCCAATTAGCGATATTCTGCATAAACTGCCTAAACTCGTCTCTCGACATGCGAAGCGTGTGAGTAAGGGGTAACACTATTCTGAATCGGTCTTCACCGTTACAGCCATCACCAACCGTTCTATGACGTTTTGTGGTGTACATATAGTATTTATATTCACCCATGAATACTTTGGCTTCATCAAGAGTAGCAGTACCGTCTACATCTAATACGACAAGATTAAATCCTTCAATAGAATTATCTTCCATTCTGTGGCCATCCATCATGTGATGATTGACCCAGTTGTAAGATGGCATGTTTAAGAGCTTATCTAACTTATCAAATGGAGCGTAGTCAGGAGAGTATCCTTGAGCTAATCCAGCACTGTGAGCTACTATGGTTTTGCTTAAGTCTGTAACTTCTAAAGTCTCACCTTTAAAAAACTCTATACCGTCATTAAATTGACGTTTTATGACGATATTGTTTTTATAAGCCCAAGCAGTGGCCAGAGCAATAAGGTCACTCTTTTGACTAACTGAACCGCGATAAAATGGCAAGTCTTCTACCAAATCGACATTAGTAACTTCATGCTCAACAATAGCAATATATTTAGCTAATTTTACGTAATTACGGTCACGAGTAAGGATTTTAGCAAAATCTGCACCAGATTCCTCAGCACGTTTAATAGCAGAATATAAATGCTTCATTTCAATTTGATATGAGCCTTCAGTAAATGCATAAGCACCAGCTAATTTCATAGCTTTAAAGTAACGGTGAGCTATTTCAGCTTTACGTATTTCATCATGTTCTGACAATGAATCCGCTTCAGCTTCACAATCCATACGATACTTAATCCACTCGATAGCTACGTCTTTGTCCATGACAAGTTCTTGACCAAAGTGAGTTGCATCAGCAAGTCTTTCAAACTGAGTAGCTAATAATTGCATAGCTCCTGCGGAGATTTGACTGGTAGCAGTTAGGTAAGCATCTTCAGGACTCATATCTATACGTTTATTGGTATTGTTAGTAAATGCACAAAAACATCTACGAGCATAACCAGTTTCTTGCATAGACATGAATTCGTCTTCTGTTTTACCTCCATTAAGTAGCTTAGACGGAGTACCAAACAACATAAGATTAGTAGGTGTTTTACCTTCAATCTCTTCACCACGAATATTTTCATTGGTGTTTTTAGTAAGTTTGGGTTTGATTTTACCTACATCGAATAACTCTAGAAAAGCAGTTAAAACTTCTTGGTTACTAAGTAAATTAGAGCCAATTTCATCTATCTCCATGTTTACAGCACCTGCACCACACATAAGTAATTTATGTCGCATTTGCTTTACTGCTGGGGTGGTTGCACTATCAAAGTTAAAAACAAAAGTACCTAAACGGTCGAACTCAGCTTTCACAAGCTCATGTTCTGTATCTGGGTCTCTATTCTTTTTAGTGGCTCGTTTATCTGCAAGTTTTGCCAAACTTTCTTCAGCAACAGAAGGTAAAACATCTTCTAAATATCTTTCTCGGAAGCCTTTCATAATGACTTCTTCCATAATATTAGTAGCATGTCCTTTACCTGTCCCAGAAGGGGCTAAAGCAATCGCATACATGTTGACTGGTATTAGTCCTCTATCATGTGTAGATATTGATATACGCATAACAGAGGCCATTTTACATAGGTTATAATCAACCAAGACGCGAAAGAATGAAGCACTGGTACTTTGGGTTTTTTCACAAAGGAATTGTGTTAAATCTTCTGCTGGTTTGAAGTACGGCTCAAGTTTGAAATTAGCCATGAATTTCCTCTTTCTAATTGGGGAACTGATTAATATATATAGGTTTTTGGCTTTTTGCTATACATTCTTCGATAAGTATTTACGCTTTTTGTAGCTGCAAAAATCTTATTTAAATGTTCAGTTAGGTCTCCCTCAGAACTAGCATAGAAAACAAAAGTATCTCCTACATGGTTAGTTATAAGGATTTCAGCCTTACCTGTGGTACTAAGAGGTTTCTTCTTGTGGTACTGATTAAAGAAAGTTCTAACAACGTACTGCTGTCCGTCAGTTAATTTAGTTAAATCTCTACCTGACTTACTAACTACACGCTCTGATTCAGGAGTTTTATAGTTCAAACTATGGCCTAGCTTTTCTGGGGATTTGAATGTCGGGGAGTGCAGCGTTCTAACTTTTCTTGTTTGTTGATTCAAACCCCTATTAATTTTTACTGCTGCACGTACTATCACTATGGATAAAATTAATATAACAATAACCATAATAAATATAAATGGATGCTCTGTATTCATACCTAAACTCCGTTAAATTTCAAGTTGACCACTAAGTAGTAAGCGGTCTTTCTGTGTACAAAGTGGAAAAGCTTTACAGTATTTACAGGCTTTGACTTTACCTAATACTGTTTTAACAACACCTTTTCCACCATCTTTAGCTAACCGAAGGTTGGCTTCAGTGATGTTATCAAAGTTTTTTGTAGAACGAGCAGTACTGGCAGGATTTTTGTAGTATTTCCATACGTCCTTATCTTTCCACAATTCCTCTGAATTACATTCTGGTAAAGCTGATTCATCAGCGTTGAAATACGTATGAATATCTGTGAATTTTTGTGTGATAAATTGTTGAGTTTGAAACTTACTCATTAAGGGGAAGATTTTGCTATCAATAGCTACAGTAGGATAATCACCATAGGCTCTAGAAGCCATCCAATCACCAAATAAGAATGAAATTCTAGTAGTATCCTCTATTATCTGGTCAGGGAAGATAAACTTATAACAACTACCTTGTTTAATGTAGTAGTCATCATTAACACCTGACATTATGGCATACGTTTTAGTAAACTTAAAATCTTCTAATTGACCATCAAAGTTAAAATCATACTGTCCTGTCAGAGAGTACTTCTTATTAATTTTTACTGTGCGTCTTTGTTCCATATAGAGCTTGAATGCATCAGGATTAGAATTACTTGGGTCAGGGTTAACTTCAATACTTTTACCTACATGTTTAGAGATACCTAACATATGTAGTAAATCAGGAAGTTTTTCAGACATCCAAGCATTCTCAATAGCACTGTGAACAGATTGACCTACACGAGCATTGAATAAACCAATAATGTCAGGTTGCATTTGTTGTTCGGGAGGTAGAGCGTTAACTCTGCGGCCTAGAATGATTTGTCTTACTGGCTTAATAATCTCAGTAACTGAAAATGTATAAGGGTCAGAGACAGCAGCATGGTCATAACCATCATCTAATAGCCATACAGCTAGTGATAAGGGTAACCCATAATTATTTGTGTACTTTGGTTTATTCATTTTGGTAATTTTCCTAATACGATTACAGAGGCTTTTTGGTTTGAAATTAAACACAATCTAAAGATTAGTATTAATAACCAAAAAGAGATTATATGCCCAAAACTAAACATAGCAGGTGTATCAAATAGTTGAGCCATACATAGTACAAAAGCAAGTGGGGTAAATAAAATTACTAATACTATAATAGAGATTTTACCTAAAAACTGAAACATGTTATTTTCTCGACTTTTTATTAAGGTTTTGCATTACACGTATTGCATGAAGTTTTTCAAAGTAACAAGCAACGTAAAAACTAAAAAATATAAAGTAGCTTTTACGTACTTCCCAAATACGTCCTTGATATGGGTCAAAGTAGGTATAAATAAAATATTTATTCATTTTCTTCTTCTCCGTTTATCACGCAACCTACAATTCTTTTTATGACTCATAGGGGTTAAATGTTCTGGGTTACAGCAAGCTCTATTGCAGCATTTATGGTCAATATCTTTACCTTCAATGTTTCCACCAACAAGTATAATATAAACGATACGATGGGTAGCACTACGAACACCTTTGAACCAAGCACGTTGATAGCCGTTGGATGAAGGGTCTTTACCTTCATAGTTCCAACAGCCAGTATGATTACAGATGTTTATTCGTTTTGAGATGTGGTCAGGGAGTAGAGATACCTGCATAGGATTATTTCCTTATTAATCAAAATCAAATATGGCTCTTGGATAATGGTTTTTATCACATTCCCATTCGCCATTTCCTCGATAAGTAAATACAAAACGTTCACCACGCCAGAATCTTGTTACGGTTTCACCTATTGTCCTCTTCATCTTTAATTTCCTTTAATTTTTGGTTTGCATATGTCCTTAATTCTTTCGCATCATGCATTCCGTTAGGAATGACGATTTCCGTCTTCCATGAAGGATAAAATATACTTAATTCACCACCTAGTTTTACAGTGTCGTGCTGAAGTTCAGGAAGCTCCTGCCATTGCACACACTCAACTAAGTGTTTATTCATCCAAGCCAATACATGCATGTTGTCATCTACAATAAAGTATTGAGCATCATGTATGTGAGCTATAGGGAAGATACCTATGCGATATTTAGAATTAAAAACTCGTTCTTGAAACTCGATACCAGCACGATTGTTTAGCATACCGTAAGACTGGCCAGCAGCATTACCCGCAGTTCTACCTTCAGCTTTGGCTTCATAAGGTGTATAACTACTACCCCATATTGATTTTTGGATTACAGGAGTTCTGACTCTAAGTCCAAAAGCAACTTCGACATAACCTGTCTTAGAAGCTTCCTCAAGCTTTTTAGCAATGTACTCAACTGAGACTTTATATAAGTCTAGAAAGTTGCTCTCAATACGTCTAGCAGTGGTTTCATCGAAGCCACAGTTAGTCATCAGAGTTATATAAGTACCTTGATAAGTTAATGCAAAAGTAGGTGCTTTAGACATGCCACGAATATCTTCATGTAACTTTTTAATAGTATTAATACTAGTTACTGTATTTTCAATATGTGGAAACTTCTCAGGGAAATAGCTATAAGCTCTCAATGAGTGAGAATCATAACCATCAGTATAAACTTTCAGTTTATTGGGGTCTTTAGTAGTCAGTGCAGATACATAATCTTCAAGTGAATTGAAATCTAAACCGACCATCAACTTACCTTTAGGAGCCACAAAGCAATCTTTAATTAATTTTGCATAGGTAGAGCCAGAAGGTATTTGCTGTAAATTTGGATTCTTACAAGACAACCTACCAGACACAGTTCCACCGATGTTAAAACTACCCATCAGATAATGCATATCTGTTTCTGGGTCATAATAAGCATCTAAGAATGCTGGTATGAATGATGTGAGTATCTTTGTAGCTTTAGTAAACTCAATAACAATATCGAGCATAGCTAAAATCAGAGGGTCTTCAGTGTGGTTTTTTAATTTCTTAAGTGTCTTACCACCAGTAGCAGGTTTTTTACTTTTTGTAAAATCTAATACAGGTAGTTCCAGCATAGTATATAGCAAGTTACACAACTGGACAGATGAGTTCATATTAAATAAATAATTAAATACATCATCAATAAGTGGTGCTGTTTTCTTTTTCCACGCATTATGTTTCTCATGATATAAGTCACACCGTATAGTCTCATTAAATAACTGGATATATGGGTTTTTAACTATGTTATCCATGCAACGTTTTACGATAATTTCAAGCTGCTTTTCAGCATATTTAACTTTAGACATATCCAGTGGCATACCATGAAGCTCTGCTTGCATTAATACACCTACAGATGGCTTTAAAATGGTCTCATACACCTTCAGTTGATTGTCAGCTACCATCTTAGGATAATAGGTCTCATACACATAAAACGTGCTTAAAGCATCAATCAAGTTGTATTTGAGTAATACCTCTTTAGTTAACAGGGATACATCTTTAATATCTTCTTTATCTAGCGCATAATTACCTGCAAATGGTAAAGCCAGAGACTTAAGATTTAGCTCGTTACCAGCACAAGAGTTAGTAGCCACATAAGCAATAAGTTTAGTGTCTTCAAAACTGTTTATATCAGCAAATAGTTCAAGACCTTGAATCATTTCCACTTTGTTAGATAACGTAGATTCCATGATTAGTTCCCAAATGAGAACTTTTGCATCGTAATTGATGTTATGCCAAATGATTTTCTTTTTATCTTGTATTAAGAACCTACAGAAGAACTCTACTAAGTGATGTCTTGTAGTAGTGGCTTTACAGATTTTGCCAAGCACTTTAGTATCTACTATGAAAGCACCACCATCATGTTTAGTCCAAGCAAAACTAATAGATGCTAATGCAGCTCTAGTATGATTTAATGAGAAGGCTTCTATATCACAAGTCAGTACTGGATACTGATGTAGTGATTGTAAGAAGTCACGCTTCTCGTAAGTTAGTTCTGGATATACAGCAGTATTTACTATGTCATCAAAGAAAAGACTACCATCTAAAAAAGCAGAACAACCTTTATTACTCAATTCTATCTTTGCTTGGTTCTTATCATCGTAGAATATACTCTTGTATGACGGAGTAATAACTACTTTGATGTTTTCATACCCTTTATAGGTACAATCTACAGTACTACCAAACAGATGAGCTGTATTAGTAATACCAGATAGTATTTTAAAATAGTTAGTGTTAGTACATAATAGTAAGTCACACTCTATAATAGTAGCTAGAAAATCCAACCAAGGCTTAATAGTAGCATTTACTTTAGGGGTTTTAGCTCCACCAAAGTCTAATCCAACAGCAACAAAGTCACTCATAGTTAGATTAGGGGTAATATCAAGTATTGGTTGAATGTAGTATTTAATAAGCTCGTCTTTATTAAGGTCAGTATCTTTAGCCAGTATTACTACTTTATAGCTAGCTTGAACTTCACCAAACTGGATAAACTTAAGCTTATCAATCATATTAAAATCCTAGTACGTCAGTTAACATTCTGTATCTGTCATAAGATACTTTAAATTTTTCTTTGGTTTCTTGAACAAAAAGCATATCAGAAGTAGTAAGCATAGAACTTAACAAATCAGGAACACTAGTATATCTACCAAAATCAGTATCGTATTCAAGGTCAAAAGCACGTATTTCATTTACAAACATCCCATCAAATACTATTTGAAAATCAAGTTTTGATTTAACAACACTAAGCATTCCATTGATTAAACCTTTAAAATGCATTCTATCAATTTCATTATTTCGTTTGGATTTAAGTAATTCAGCAGCATCTTTTAGGATATTATCGTGAGGGATGTGTGTCTTACTTCTTGCAAAGTCTCTTTGTTGAAAAACATTATGTGTAACACTTGAATGAATGAAATTAACACCATCAAAAACAAACCCGTATGTTGACTGCAAATCCAGTAACTCCATGTTTCTGATTACAAGCTTATCAACTTCAACTTGAAAAATTGTATCAGTTTTTTTAAAGATAAATTCAATAACAAAATTAGAAAAAATAATTTTATATTTAGGGGTCATTTGTTGTCCTCTCTTCATTATCAATCCTTACAAATAAATACCTTATGTCTGGGTCTAGTGATTGCTACATTGAACAATCTATAGAACAACAAAGGATTAGTGACAGTTTCTAAATCATTAAAGTCTACGATGGAATAATCATATGTGCTTCCTTGTGCTTTATGCACTGTAGAAGCCCAAGAATGACGTATATCCATTACTTGTTCTTTAAGTTTATAGAATTTAGGCCAATCTCTATCATTTTTAGCAGACTTAAGGAATGAGTTAAATTGGTTGTAGTCAGCAGGTATGGGAAAAGATTTATTTCCAAATTCTTTGAACATAACATTACGAAGTTTTAAACCACTGTCTTGAATATATATTTCACCTACGTTACTTATAGTAAGTTTGGCTTCATTGCGAATAACGGATTGACCAAACATGTAAAAAGCATTTGAACATACTTCTTGGTCTTTATGAAACCCTGTATCACCATACTTCTGCTCACAAATCCAGTTATTGTAACCAATAACAGTTTTGTTAGTGTACGCTAGTATTTTTGAGTTAAAGTCATTATCAATACAATGATGCTTAATAACATCTTTCATTTCATTGCTGGTAATGCGCTCAAAGGTATTATCAAACAATAGTAAATCCATATTACCTGTATCAATGGCTCTTTCAGCCGCTAACGAGTTCATATGTATAGCAGAGTTTACTGGATACCTAAATCGTTCCGTCAGGAGGTACTCAGGGATATGTGGCTCAAATATCGGAGATATACGAGAACCAACAGGAGTAGCTTGATAGAAATCTGCAATAAGTATTAAGTTAAGATTCATATCAAGTAACTGGTCTTTAATATGGTGCCAAAGTATTCCATCTGCATAACTAGCTTCATCAACAATAATTAATGAATTAGTAGGGAATGACATACAGGACTGTTTTTTATTACGGCTTACTTTAGTTTCACCAGTGGTGTAGTCATTAAAGACTTTTAAAGTAAGTAAACTATAAATAGTTCTACACGTAATAGTACCGAAGTCTTTTTCTAATTTTTTACCTGCTAATTCATCTAATACAGCTAAAGCTTTATTAGTAGTAGCAGTTAAAAATACGTTAGCAGAAGACAGTACTTTTGTTTCTGGGTCAATAATACGTTGTATTTCATTAAACTTAAGAAAATGACGCACTATCATCTCTACAACAGTAGTTTTACCTACACCAGCCCCGCCTTGGATACGTAACATCTCCTGAGTTGGGTCTGAAAACATCTTAGACAAGACAGGAAGTAAATCCTGCTTGTCTTGTGAAAGTTCTTTAAGTTCCATTAGAAAGGTAACTCCTCTGAATTATTGAGATAAGTCTCTAAAGCATTTCCATCAATCTTAAGAAAGTTAGCTACTTTGGCTCTATTGAATTTAACTGCATCAATCACTTTAAATCCTACATCTAACAATTCTGTTTTTTCAGGAAAAGAGATTTTATCGTTATAATCTACTTCAATTTCTTGAGCTTTATGAAGTGTCTGGATAAATTTAACAGCGTCTTCGTAAGGCAATACTAAAGAATTTCCATACCTCTGAAGTTTAACAATAGCCAATCTTTCTTGGTCTTTAAAGATGTCCTGCAATTTTCCACCTTGTATAAAAGCGTCTAGTTTACGCTTAATCTCTTCACCGTCTTTTGTTGGCTCTGATTCACTCACATTACACCTCCAAATTATCTTCACTTGCATTATGAATGAGCCATGCCTTATAAATGGCTTCTTGACTCATTGAAGTATGTTCCTGCAAAGCACTGATATATGCTTTTTGAATTAACTTAGTGACCTCTGTTTGAAGGGTATCAACAGTGTCCTCTAAATTGCTTATTGTTTTAACTAACTCACTAGTCGATTTCAAGCTCATATTCTATGACGCTCCCAAATTCAGGTTCAAATTTTTTATTATCATAGATAACCCAAATAACAGGAAAAGTTATTAGTTCTGGTTTATCGTATGGTCGAAAGTAACCATCAGTAAAAATGACAGCTACCTCTGGTGGGTTTTGTATCCAATGTTCTAACAAAGGATATACATTAGTACCACCAGTTTCATCAAAAGTAATGGTATCAAGACTCTGATAACGCTCTACTTTAGTGATGTCTGCTAAACTATGATGCCACTGAACAATTTCAGTCATGCTTGGATTTAAAGCTTCTTTGATTTGCTCAATTTCACTCTTAAAAGCATTAAATTGGTCATCAGAAACAGACCCAGAAATATCAATACCACAGCCTATTTCCCCCATACCTTCTGAATATAAGCTGGGGATAATAAGCGCAGGCATGTAACGCTTATTAGGTCTGCGATATGAATAATCATCACGACACAAATCAAACATATAGTTACGAAGTAAAGTCCTCCAATCTATTTTTGGATTAATAAGTTCTTCAATTCTTCCAGCTATACAGTCAGGAACATCTTCAACTGAGCCATCAGCTTCTGGATTCATTTTAGATGCAGTATTAGCTTTAACTATGATTTCATCTAGTTTTTGCTTCAACTGGTCTTGTTCTAATCCACTTGGGTCAGGATTACCATCACCACTATTATTAGCAGCGGGAGTAAAATCAGGAATAAAATTGGGGTTTTGTGATTTATTTTTCATTAAATCAGCATAGACTTGCTCAGTAGACCAATTTGCATATTTTGAATTACAACAAGCTTCTTGTGGTATTGAATAACCTTTATCCTTGAGCATAAGGTTAATAACATGGTCAGCAGCTTCATTATAAGTTTTAAAGCAACTGCCAGTTGGCATATCAGTAAAACGAGTAATATGCTCAAATGCAATATGCCAAGCCTCATGAGCCAATAGAAACACTCTATACCCATTAGTAAAGTTCAAAAAGAACTCTGGATTAATTCTGAGGGTTATCCCGTCTACATTAGCAGTTGGAATTGACATATCCCATTTCAGTTTAAGACTGAATAAGATAGTAGTTGTGAAGACACTACGTTTAATTGAAATAAGCTGCAACTTAGCTTTATCTAAAGCAGCATTAGCTTGTTTAAGTACCGTAGGGTCTATTTTTATTACTTGTTCAGTCATGATAACTCCTAGAATAATTTTTTAGCGTTAACATCAAGCCAATTAATAAAAGCAGTGCTAGTTTTAAGCTCAGGCTTGTTTGCACCTATTTTCTTAATAGTTGATACCTGATGCTCTATTGGCAAACGTTCAACATATTGCATTACTGCAAGTATATTATCTTTATCAGTACGTTCACCTATAACACCAGACAAAGCAAATAAAGCACTAGGCTCTTCAGGGATTGGAGCACGTTTTGGATTGTTTGAGATTGTTTCAAACTTAATAAGTTCTTTGTAAATCTCTAAAAATGCACGAAACTCAGTTCCAATACCGTCACCTACAGTACCTGCATACATTGGCATTAAACTATAATCATGTGCTGGGGTACTTGCTGGGACTTTGGCCAAAATCTTACTTAAAAATTCCATTGTACGAGGACAACAGAAAGTTTTATCAGTATGTTTTGGGTCAAAAGATGAAAGTACATCTGGTCTGTGTTCTGCATAAGCAATAACACGAGGGTCAAATTTCTTTTCAATAGCATGTTCTATCCATTCTTTAGCACTTACTACTAATTCAAAATGAACCATACGAGACTGCAAAGCAGTAGACATCCTTGAAGCAACAGCATTATCTTTAACGCCATTACCAGCAGCCATCATCAACGCTCTGGGATGTAACTTATGGTTACCAATCATTCTATCAAGTATTACTTTATAAGCAGCAGCCTGAATTGCAGGAGGTGCAGCAGTAATTTCATCAAAGAATATTAAGTAACCATCCTTACCTTCTGGTAATTTATCCATACCATCAATAGGGAATACTGAAGGCGGTAAATAATCAGCACGACCAGTTGCAAGATTAGGAGCAATGAAGCCATTTAAATCAGTTGGGTCTACAGTACTAAGACGAATATCAACCATTACTAAATTGAACTCTTCACAGATTTCAGTAGCAATAGCTGACTTACCAACACCTGGGCTTGAAGACATCATTGGACACAATCCAGCCATTAAAACTGGGATGATAGAAGCTTTAGCACTCTTAGGAGTAACTGTATATTTCATGAGGGGATTTCCTTTATTGTATTTTTTTAAAAAGTCGAATTAACCCTCCGAAGGAGGGTCAGGATTAACCTTTATAGACAGATACTACTTTGTACCTACAAGTACGAGCTTTGGTGAATTGATAGTCACTAGGGATGGATACGAAGTCTTGAGGACGTACTACAACCTTAACTATTTGATTTCCTTTATTACTACCACCGTAACCAGAACGGTCAAGATATTTAAGAGCACATACATGCAGACCAGCAGAACAAGTTTGGTATGGGTTATCATCTACTTCACTTCTACGCATTACTACAGTATCACCAACACGATTAAGTATCTTGCTAGTGAAGCAGTCAGTAAAATCACTATTAACACGTTTAAAGCACTCTACGTTACCTTCAGGAGTTATAGTTACACCAGCATGTTTAATGAGTTTCCACAGGTGAGTATAAATATGCTCAGATGGAGTCATCATTAAGTTTTCAAAGAACTTAAGTAAATGTTCCATTGGCTCTTTACGTTCAAACATTACAAGTAAATCATCAACAATAGCATTATTTATTAAATTACCATTAAAGGTAATACCTGTAGTGCTGACAACAAAATTACCAAATTCTAAATTAGCTATTTTGTGAACAACAGACATTAAACTAAGAGCATCTTTATGTTCACCAATGTCTAAATTATGAATAATTTCTGTGTAATTTTCGTGGTCTTTTTCTACGGACAACGTATTACCATCACTTAATAGAACACTAATAAAACGTGTTTTATCGACAGTCCAAGAGAGTATTTCATTGCTAACATCAGTAATGGGGGTTTCAACTTCAAAAATAGTACCACTAATTTTAGTTTCAGAGACAGTCTCACCCTCCTCTTCAGGAGCTTCATTTGGCTCAGTAGAGTCAGTAGCATCTTGAGTTTCAGGAGTATTAAGTTCTGGAGGAGCTTTAGTTAATTCTTCAGGTACGGGGTCAAGAGCCGCTTCCACCACTTTAGCAGTCTTAACTGGCTTAGAAGCTTTTTTAGGAATTTCACCTAGAAATTTAGCATTTTTAAGACCTGCTTCATCAAGAATACGATTAAGTGTACGCAATGATGTACCATGTTCTTCAGCAAACTTGGTTTTGTTTACAGGGGCTTTACTTAAAGCATGTTGATAATCTGCAATAATTTTCTTATTACGTTGTTGTTTTTCAATTTCTTTATTCGTTGGCATCAGGATTAAATCCTTTAAAGTTAAGTTTAAATAACTCTACAATTAATGAACTATTGGTGTTACTAGATAGTAATTTTAATGTAGGGCGACGAGTTTGTAATAAATCTAAACGTTTTTTGATACGCTTAAAATTTATAGATGCTTCTTTATCTAGGTAGTCATACTCTTTTGATGTTATATGCATTGAAGCTAAGTTAGGAAAATCAGGTGCAAGCACATGTTTAGGAACAAATTTAAAAAAGTAATCTTTAATTTCAGGAATCTGAATTAAAAAGCATTCTAAAGATGAATAAGCAAAGTCACGTATTTTAGTAAATTTCATTCTTTTGATTGAACGATTTTTCCATTCAGTTTTAACACTATCTGGAATATTACTAAGCATTGTTTCCATGATAACTTTCATTTCTACAAATTTAACATTTTTACTGTTATGTAACCTTTCAGCAAAACCATAGGGTAAATCAAAAGTTACAACATTTATTTTATGATACTTACAAAGTTCTTTTAATTTCTCTGTATTGTAATAAGCATTTTTAGTTGTAGTAAATACTACTTCATGGTCATACTGTTCAGTGTATGCATCACAAGCTTCTTTAATAGCACTTATTGAATGCTTACAGTACTTAGTTCTCCTTATTCTTGTACCGTCCCACAGAAACACTTCAGTATCTACTTCACGTAAATTACCTGATGCATTAATTACTCGATTACGTTCTTTAACCTGCTTAGGTAAGTCTTCTAATTCAACTACTTCAACATGCATAAATAACTTTTCAAGAAGTGCTTGGGTAGCATCTAAATCAGTATCGTTTACTACTAAATACTTAGGACAGCTTCCATTAACTAGAAAATTTCTTTTATAGTAATTATCTTCAACACTTCGTTTATAGTAGGGGGAACAACCAGATACTTTATACTTACTAACTAAACCAGATTCAGCTAATTTACCTTCGTCAAACCAGTGATTAAGTTTTTTAATGTACCCAGCATCACGCTTTATTAATACAATGCTACGACTAATGGTGTACCAAAATCTAACATCAGCGTTATCAAATTTTTTAGTTTTCTGACCATTACAAACAATAAATTCAATAGGAGTTTCTCTGTCTTTATTAAAATTTTTAATGGTCTGATAAGCAAAATCTACGTAACTAAAAGGAACGTTAGTATATTTCATACGTACAGGACTGAAATCAGGTTTTGTAGAATATCTGCACATAATATACTTAGTCATATCTTCACTAGGAGAGTTATTGAAGATATATTCTATTGCTTCGTTGGTAGGTAACAATCTTGCTTGATATGCAATAGTAATAGCTTGTGTGAGATAGTATTTGTTTAAACTACTCATTACAGCAGTTAATACATTATTAGTTCTTTCTGTGTAGTCTAAATCCTCTCTAGAAGGTTTTATGTCTACAGTATCAACTGGTAAGTCAATCAAGATGTTATAAGCACCTGATATATTTTTAATGACTTTTAGTTTTTCTTCGTATTGGTTATAGAACTCTGATGTGACGTTAATAGGATATACTACACAACCCATACGAATTGCTAATGTATGTTTAGTAGCCTCAAGGTAAACAGAGACTTCAGTAGAAGATTTAATTAAATCACCATTATCATCTGGTAAATACAAACTAGGTGTAATTTTAAAACTATCTGCTTTTGTAAGGTCGTACTGATACTCGAAGTCTATTGCAGAACTTAAACCTCTGATAATATTTGGTTTAACATCAAATGGAGCTAATTGAATCTTAGCAGCATTAGTAAATCTATCAAAATCGTCAGATTTAATAGGTATTTTTACTTCAACACCATTCTTTTCATCAGTAAATCCTTCAAGTAATAATTCCAATGGAGATGAATTCTGTAAGCATGAGCTTTGATATATTCTTCTAACACCATCTTTATAAGTAGTGATGAAGAACGTATCTGTATAAGCAGCAGGAGACTTACCACCAACACCCCAGCCACCAATAGAGTTACTGGTTGAATTCTTAGTAGATTCACCTAGAACAGCATACACGTTGAATACAGTGTCATTATCCATACTGACTCCGTAATCCCGTACTATAAAGTAAGGTTTAAGAGGAGAAGGTAATGTAACATCAAAAGGTAATTCAGGAGTACCAGCAGCAATGTGGCCATCTAAAGCATTAGTACAGATTTCCCGTACAATAGCTTCAATAGGACGAATGTACAGACCCTTGGTGACAATCCTAAAGATAGTATTGTTTATCGAGGTCTTATGTACATTTGATTGGATTGGTTTAGCACCACCACGTATGGTCTGCTCATGGGATAAGTTAAGTCTCATTTTTATTTACCTTAAATAAGGAGTTTTTTGGTTTCCATTTATCTATTTCTTTTTCTTTATATGCTGCGACTTGTAGTTGATTACAATATGAGTGCAATATTGAAATAGCTGAATGGCATTGGGCTTGGTTAAAATAACTAATATGGCAATCTTTAGTAGATATTTCCATTTGCTTAGCAAGCCAAAGATAAGCAAGACCTCTTGATTTAAAGTGGCCATTAATCCATAAAGGGTCAAACTCTTTATGTGTTTGGCTTCTTAATAATCTGAGGGGAGCACCAGCCATTTTATAACTTAAAGGGTCTGTAGTATTCGGATGACATCCTACTCTGGTGTCGTGTATGTCACAGACATAAAACCATTTATGATAGAGGTCAGGACGGTGAGGATATACTTCTTTACCAGAAGCAAGCATTCCTCTATTACCACATTCAGGACATTTTGGTAAACGCATAATAACTCCCTAAATATTCATTATATGCATGAAGTTGTTCCTACGAGTTGCTTCAGCTACATGAATGAGTGCTAGACCTTCCGCTCTAGCCCTACGAGTAGCATAATCCTCAAGTCTTTTATAAAAAGGTATTTGAGTTTTTTTGTACTGGTAAGCTTTGTCACCATGTATAAAACGGGCACCATAAGTAGCACCTTTACAGACAGGACACTCTGCTTCATTGAGATATTCTTTTTGGCTAAATATAAACTCACATGAAGCACAGCATCTTAAATCAGCACGTTGTTGGGGAGATAACCTCTTTTTCTTAGTCATATGGCTCCCTCCATTCAGGAATTTGAGGCTGAGCACAAGGATTTTTATGACCACATCTACGACAAGTAGCTTGAGGCATTTGATAATAACTACCTGTAATAATACAGCCTCTGATTCTGCATCTAAATTCACGTACACGTTGTTGAGGTGTATCACCTGTTACATTGTTCTTAGCAGGTGTTTTAATAAGATGTTTTAGACTAACATTAGTAATAATAGCTAACATTAAAGGCATATTAAGAACAAATATACATCCAAAAACTATTATAAAAAATAGTTCAAAAATCTCTTTCATAGCTTTTCTCCAGACATAAAAAAGCCACCCGAAGGTGGCTATAAACCAGTAGAAGTTTTAAAGATGTTGAAACAAGAACAGGAAGAAACTATTTCAACGATTCAAATATAATCGCTGAAAGCGATTTAATCAAGTGGCGGTATTAAGTTACGTTCAACATAGAAACGATACTGTTTCCATTTTGTTGGAGCAAAGTTACCTGAACCACCAGATTTAGTGGCCCTAGTAGGATGTTCAAAAGGACTAGCATGTACAACATCAGAATTAATTAGCAAATCAAATACTCGATGTACTTTTTCAATACTGGTGTCAAGAATACGGTAGCTTACTTGAGCACATGCAGTAGTAGATATTTTAATTAAAGCATACTTACCATATTTTTTACGGTCTTCTTCAGTAACGTAAGGTAGATGCCACTCCCCCCAATCTAATACTCTTGGTTTAGATAGCTCCATAACTTTACGCATTTGAACAGCTAATTGATGTATCTCAGGTTGAGCATCTTTGTGTTCACGTAATGCAAACCAATTATCAAAGTGAGTAGTAGTCATTACTACTTTAATATGAGACCAAGGCTCAAGCATACGATTAGCTACTTGCTTATGTAAGCCAAGACTATTCATAATTTGAACCATGTATGATACTAAGTAACCAGTACCTTTCCAGAGCTTACGAGCTAACCATTTTTTAAAACCAGTTAACTGATTGTCAGCCTGCATACCAGATTGTTTGGCTCCCCAATGAATAGGGGTAGCCATATTACTACGCACAAGATTAAGCATCTTTTTAATTGGTATTGCACGAGAGCTAGAAGCATTACGTGAGAATACTCTATGAGTCATAAACTCAGAGTGAATAAAACGAGGATATTCCAACTCAAACGTAGTAATACGTTCATTATCTGGATTAATCGAGTCTGCTATTATTTTTGCACTAATTGTCATTAATTTTTTTCCTTTTTATCACTATATGGGTTGTGGTTAGGTTTACTTTTTTTAAATTTTGTTATTGTTGTAGCAAAAGATGCAGCAAACAGGGTCAATACTAAAGGACAAAAAATAAAAAAGATAAAACCATATGTTGTCTTTAAATCAAAAACAGTTTCAACTCCTATTAAAGTAAAAAATAAAACTATTATGTAAGAGATTATTAAGCATATGGATGACAGCATGTATTGAATGGATGACAGAATGTATTGAATTATATTCATTATTTAGCCTCTTATTTATTAAAATTAATTACTTCTACGTCAGATTTCATTAAAAATTTTGTTCCATCATCAGTACGATAGTGTTCATCATACAAAACAGTATGTATACCTACAGCAGCAATAGATTTTGCACATTCTACACAAGGTTCTGTTGTGGTAAATAAGATTGCACCGTTAGGAGATACACCTTCACGAGTTAACTTATCTAAAGCATTTCTTTCAGCATGAATTACTTCAGGTTTAGTAGTTAATCTTGGCACACCTGTACGTGTGCACATACGCATTTCTTCACATTCATTTTCAAATCCTGCTGGCATCCCATTCCACCCTAAGCCAATTAAACCAGAAGGTAATACAATGATAGCACCTACTTGTCTTTTCTTAGCTACAGACTGTTTAGCAGTCAATTTAGCTAGTTCCATGTAGTAATCAAAGTACTTTGGGTTATGTGGATTAATCTTCTTCATTATTTACCTTCTTAATTTATGTTTTATCCATGATTTGATGAAGTGTGTGATAGAGCCAAATAAGCCTTTAGAACAATGATAAGTAATTTCTTGATTGCAGATTAACTCTTCTTTGTCCCACCAGTATTGTTTATCGACAACTATTCCTAGACTCATTCCACCAGCAAGTGTAACTACAAAACGGTCATAATAAGTATTATTCAAGGACATCTTAAGGAAACCAAGATAACCTTTTTCTAATACTTTGTTTAAATTAACAAAGTATTCACCATCTTTGTATTCACCAAATTCTTTAGTGAAAACTAGTGTTAGTGTTGCATTGCTTACTTTTCCTGAGATTTCAAATAAATAACTCATTAGCATCACCGTTTTTTCCAATAGAAGTGACCATAGGCTCTTACACCTTGGTACATACACCATGATGAAATAACTCCACGATTCTTTTTAAGTATCTTGTAGAAGTACAAATCTCGTTGCTTATAGTCCCACTTCACATAAATTAACCAGTCATGTACTAGACTCGCTTCTGCATTTTTAGCTGATAAGGCTCCACCGAAGAATGGCCTAAAGATTTTTGGTATATCTGCACCATTCCACGATGTGTTTTTAGGCAATGAGAATACTGTCTCTTCTATTTCAAAAGAGTATGGTTGTGTTAACACTAGTCTGTCTTTTACTCTTTTGTATTCGAGCATTACTTATCTCCAGTTAATAACTAATCAGTACAAGTAACCCAATGATGGCTACTAAAGCTAATGTACATAGTACCAATAAAAGTTTATCTATTTTATCGAGTTTTCTCATCACCTTGCTCCTTTATTTCTTCACGATGTCTGTATACGGCCTCTGTCACTGTTCTCTCTGTCTGCGGCAGGTAAAAACCAAACTTCTCCTTTACAAGCATTGTTTGTAAGTTATTAACTTCGTTTCTGTCTCTTTCATACCTACGAAGTTCTTCGAGCATCCCGCCACTTTCTGTCAGCCCGTAAAACAAAAAAGCGGCTAGTACTACAAAAAACACTAGAGCTACCGATAATATACATATTGTGATAACCATCATTCGTCTTGCTCCTTCTTATATCGCGTTACTTGATGCTCAAGAACAAGTGCTTCCGAACGTAACTCAGCTATTATAATTGCCATTTCATTACCTGATTTCTCAAGCTCTCCAATGCGTTCAACCATCTCAGCAACTAACTGAGCACTAATGGCCATATTTGACCCGTAAGGCATACTTTTCGCTTTAGCTATTGCGCTAGCCATACCTAAAATTTCTTTACCCATAACCTGATAGCTCCCATTTAGCTATAAGCCTATCAACTGCTCTATAAGCTTCGGTTTTACTTTTAATAGTCCTAAACTTTATGTTCTCTACAGCTTGTTTATGTACAATATCCAACTCTCTAGCAGAAAGTTGAGCAGTAGTTTTACTACTGGGTCTATCTTCTTTTGTGGCAGTTTCACCTGAGTTTAAACACGATTGTAGAAACGCTGTTTCGTTCTCAAGCTCTGCAATTTTCTTGTACAAACAGGAGTGGCAATGTAATGAGCCTTTTGGCGCAAGAAATTCAGTGCCGCACGAGCACTTTTGATAATAAGAGTTTTCTGGAAATAAGTTATTCATTTGTCTTGCTCCTGTAGTGCTTTGGCTTGTTCTCTTAAGCCCTCGGCACAATCACTCAACCACTCCTGTATCTCACCACCTGCCCACATTTTTCTTAGCATTGTAGGGAACCTTAAGCTTTCAACACCCTTAGCTTGCTGCTCTAGGTCACGAATAGCTAGTGCTTTATCACTTTGAGTTTCTGCATGAGATAGTTTTTTATTAAGCTCTGCAATTCTAGCTTCGTACAAATCTATTATGTCTCTCACTTGTGTCATACCTAAATCGTCAATCATCGTCTTGCTCCATTATTTGTAAGTTATACCAATATAAATAAGACTAGATACTAGTAATGAAAATACTATAAAAAGTACAAAACTAAGTTCATTATTTTGAGCTTGAAGTTTTTCTAACTTTATATTGAGCTTATGGAGTTCACGCCAATATTCTCTTATAGTATTTTCAGACTTTCTGTCAGAACTTTTGTTATTTTTTGTTAAGGTATTCAAAGGAATACTCCTTATTTATGCATA